TCCTTTTCTCTAATCCTTCTGCGCCTATGCCTAGTGCCAAACTTCGTAAAGACGGAACAAAGAGAAGCCACGCAGAGTGGGCAGAGAAGAATGGCTTTAGATGGTTTAGTGAAGATAGTTTTCCTAAAGGTTGGAGAGATGAAACTGATTAGCACAAAGATGTGTAAAGAAGGTGACTTAGGTTATCACGATAATCTATTCGGTGGACACATGATGTCTTGGCTAGATGAAGCTGGTGCTACAATGGCTTCTAGAACTTGTAACTCTCCTAGAGTAGTTACTGTTCTGGTTGAGAAGATGGAATTTAAAAGACCTGTTAAATCTGGACAGCTTATAGAAATATGGGGAGCTGTAAGAAAAGTGGGTAGAACTAGCATCACATTAAACATCGAAGCAAGAAGACATAATGTTAGAACAGACGAACAAGAGATTGTTGTTAATACCAATATGAAATTTGTGCGCATTGATGAGTATGGTAATCCTGTTCCTATTAGTGAACGAGTTAAAAGAAAATATACTACTAAGAAAAAGGAAAAATAAATGAAAGATTTAGTTAACAATCCGCCACACTACAACAAAGGTAACATCGAATGTATAGATGCTATTGAAGCTATGTTGACACACGAAGAATACGTAGGATATTTAAGAGGAAACTCTTTGAAATATCGTTGGAGATTTAGATACAAGAACGGAATACAAGATTTAGAAAAAGCTAAATGGTACGAAAATAGATTAATGGAAGTTTTAAATAATAATAATAAAGGAGCTAAAAATGGCTAATAAAAAAGAAAAAACAATAACAATTAAAGTAACCGAAAGAGATTTGAATGATTTAATAAAGCATCATCGTGAAACTAGATGTGGACTTAATAGTCTTTTTGAATGTGGAGATATTATGGTTAGTGAAATGCATGGTCTTGATCATTTTCTATATACGATAGAACGAGTCTTTAATCTTGAAAGATCAAGTGAAGGTTGGTATAACTATGAAAGAGTTGTAGAATAAAATGTTTAATAATAATTACTATTTACTTTTTTACACTATGTTTATTTTAACATTAGGTTTTCTAATGTGTTACTATTCTTAGAGGGTTAAAAAGGAAAAAGTTAAATGGCTAATGAAGTTTCTTTTTTTTCTAAAGTTTCTCCTAGTAAAAGAATATGTAGAAAATGCAAGACAGAAGTAACAAAGTCTAATTGGGTTAGATGTGTAGATAAAGTAAATTCTACACTTAAATCTTTAATATGTAAGCAATGTACATTTAACGGGAAAGAATATTATAAAAAGAACAAAGAAAAAAATAACGCTGCAAGCAAAAATTGGTATCAAAACAATAAAGAAACTGTAAGTGCCTCTAATAGAAAACGAAAATATGATATATCATCTGCAGAATATGATAATATGCTAGAAGAACAAGATAATAAATGTAAAATTTGTTTAACTTCTTTTGCTGATATTACTATCAAAGATGGAAGAACTCCTGTTTATATAGACCATTGCCATACAACAAATAAAATAAGAGGTTTATTATGTAATTGTTGTAATAGTGGACTTGGTTTTTTTAAAGACAACACAGAAACATTAACAAACGCTATTGTTTATTTAGAACACACACTGGAATAAAAAATGAAACAAGAACAAACTGAACTACCTACACAGTATCAACAGTTCATACATCTAAGCAGATACGCTAGATGGAATGAACAACAAGGAAGACGAGAGACTTGGCAAGAGACTGTCAAACGATACTTTGATTTCTTTGAAGAACACCTACAAAAGAATCATAAGTTCAAAATGGGAACTATTCGTGAAGAATTAGAACAAGCCATATTAAACTTAGAAATTATGCCAAGCATGAGAGCCTTAATGTCAGCAGGAGCAGCACTAGAACGAGACAATGTTGCAGGATTTAACTGCAGCTATGTTGCTGTTGACAACACACGAGCCTTTGATGAAACACTCTACATCTTAATGTGTGGCACAGGTGTTGGCTTTAGTGTAGAACGACAATACATTAACAAGCTTCCTGATCTTCCAGAAGATATGTCAGACTCAGATACTATCATCAAAGTAGCAGACTCAAAGATTGGTTGGGCAAAAGCCTACAAAGAATTAATGTCTTTATTATATTCAGGACAAATTCCTAAATGGGATGTGTCCAACATCAGATCACAAGGCGCAAGACTTAAAACTTTTGGAGGTCGTGCCAGTGGTCCAGCACCTCTTGAGGATCTATTTCAATTCACAATTAATATATTCCAAGATGCAAAGATCAAGAACCAAAGAAAGCTAGTATCTATTGACTGCCATGATTTGATGTGTAAGATCGCAGAGGTTGTAGTAGTAGGTGGAGTAAGACGAAGTGCTTTAATCTCACTCAGCAACCTCTCAGATGAGCGTATGCGTAATGCTAAGAGTGGTGCTTGGTGGGAACACAGTCAACACAGGGCATTGTCTAATAATTCTGTGGCTTATACAGATTCAGCAGAGATGGGAGCGTTCATGCGTGAGTGGTTATCATTATACGAGAGCAGAAACGGAGAACGTGGTATATTTAATAGACAAGCTGCTGAGAAACAAGCATTAAGAAATGGTAGACGAGAAGATTATAAAGACTTTGGTTGTAATCCATGTAGTGAGATCATATTACGCAACAAACAATTCTGTAATTTAACAGAGGTTGTTGTTCGAGCTGACGATAACTGGTCTTCACTATCTAAAAAGATAGAGTTAGCGACAATTCTCGGCACGTTCCAAGCAACTTTAACGAACTTTAGGTATTTAACAAAAGCATGGCAAAACAATACAGTTGAAGAAGCTCTACTTGGTGTGTCTCTTACTGGTATTATGGATAATTCCATGTTAAGTGGACACGCTTCTGAAAAAACTCTAGAGAATAATCTACATTGTTTAAGAGATAAAGCAATTAAAACCAACGAAGCGTGGGCAAAGAAGCTGAAAATCAATCCTTCTGCTGCTATTACTTGTGTTAAGCCTAGTGGAACAGTCAGTCAATTGGTTGATAGCTCATCAGGAATACATACTAGACACAGTCCTTATTACATTAGGACTATTCGTGCTGATAAAAAAGATCCTCTTGCACAGTTAATGGTTGATCAAGGAGTTTACCACGAAGATGATATTACTAAACCTGATCACACCTACGTATTCTACTTTCCTATTAAGTCTCCTGAAGGCTCAGTAACAAGAGAAAGCATTACAGCTTTGGAACATTTAGAACTTTGGCAACTTTATCAAGACAACTGGTGTGAGCATAAACCCTCAGTAACTATTTCTGTTAGAGAACATGAGTGGTTAGATGTAGGCTCTTGGGTTTGGAAGAACTTTGAAACAGTATCTGGCATTGCATTCTTACCCTATGCAGATCATTCATATCAGCAAGCACCATACCAAGAGATAACAAAGAAAGAATATAACAAATGGTTAAAGAAAACCACAGACTCAATTGATTGGTCTTTGATAACCGAATATGAAAAAGAAGATTCTACTGAGAACACTAAAGAACTAGCTTGCTCGGCAGGTGTTTGTGAGATACTATAGTGAATAAAAAAAACGATAGAATAGAAGCTACACTCCTTACTTTTAAAATGGTTCTAGATGCTAAAGGAAACCTATGGACTGACATAGGTGGACTACCTTTAAAAGAAGTTAAACATATTTTTAAAAGCCCTGAAGATGCTCATGTTATAAGCCTTCTAATTCGTGAAGGCACGATAAAACTTAAAAGCATTCACAGGTATTTAGAAAACGAGGCTACTTCTATACAGTATGTGGAGTAAATAAAATAATATGAAAAGTTTAAGAAAAGCACTAAATGAAATGTGTAAAGACTGTACTTATGATGAGTATGATAAAGGCACATGGAGACAACAGGTAGCTGCCTGTACAATTAAGATATGTCCTTTACATGAAGTTAGACCTATAAATGAAGATCATGCTTTTACTTATTTAACAATGGAACTCTTAAATCATTGGCAAATAAAGCCAGAAGATTTGGATGAGAGGGCTAGAAGCATTCTCAAAGATGCTCCTGAAGGCTGAAACTACGCTAAATAGTCGTAGTTTTGGAACTCAAATTTCTAAGTAATACCTACCTACTACTATAAATAAAAATGATAGAAAAGATTGTAGAGCTTTTAATTTAAAAAATCAAAATGAACAAGAACATCGAATATCAAGTATCCAAATAGAATCCTGAACATCAGTCGATAGCGTTTAAATTCACTTTGCAAATCAACTAACTTTCTTTCATCTATCCTTATCCAAGGTACTCTTTGTTCTTGTTTTGCCATTTATTTAATTTTAATTAATTTAGGTCGCTTCTCTTCAGGTATGATCCTTTCAAGATCTATCTTCAACAAGCCATTCTTAAATGTAGCGCCTGTTACTTCGACATCTTCAGCCAAACTAAACTGTCTTCGGAAAGAGCGTTGCGCTATTCCTCTGTATAGTTTATTCTCGGCTTCATCTTTACTAGAAGACTCATAAGAAACACTGAGTGTGTTTTCTTGTGCTTCAACCGCAAGATCTTTCTTGTCGATACCTGCTAGAGCAACCTCGATTGTATATTGATCTCCATCTTTTATCACATTATATGGAGGGTAAGTTGGCAGACTTTTAGAACCAGCAGACATTTGTGTCATGTTCTCGAAGAGTCTGTCAAACCCTACAAATAATGATGAAAATATGGGATCTCCGAAATCTACTAACCCATAGCGAGTTAGGTTTGAGTTACGTCTAATCATTTTATTTCTCCTTATTTATAAGCAAGATTAATGTTATGAAACACACCCATTTAGGGTATGCTTCGTTAATGCCTCTCACAGAGCCTCGTATGAGCGTTCTCAAGAGGGCTTTATTTATCTAGTAATGGTTTGTTATCGATTACTAAACAAACTTCTTAAATACCGCACTCCACGAATTATGCGAGATACGATAAAATTAACAATCGGTATTGAATATATTAGCTTTGCTGTTCCTGTGACTCGTTCTACAATTCTACCAGCCATCGTAGGATCTTTATACCAATATACAAACATACAAATTATTATTAAAGTCTGTAATATATTTAAAAATATGCTCATCTTATTATTGCAAGTTGTATAAAATTTATTAATAAAAACAAACTTGAACCTATTATCATTAATACCATCAATATAAATAATATTTCAAATAAATTCCTAATTGTTTTTTTTAATAAGTCTCTCAAATCTATTTTATCTTCTTACTAAGCTACCACCAAAATACATTCCAATAATAGCTGATACTAAATTAGTATCTAGTTGTGTTATTACTAACCCTTGAAACGTGATCCATTCAAAGATCTCTCTGCCTTCTCTGAAAAACATAAATCCAGGTCGCCAATTTGTATAACCCACAGTTACATCCACAGTTGGATAATACACAGCTACAAGTTTCGGCAATAAAACAATAGCAAAAACAGCAGTCAAGGCTATGATCCTTCTTGTCCACTGGAAGCCTTTATTAGGATCAGTTCTTGCAGCTTGAATAGCCTCAAGTTGAAACTTACC